GATCCATCAAAAAGCCTAAGTCGGGGATGACCTCGGCGTAAGTGCCGCTTGTGCTGTTCGTTGGGCCTTCTACCTTTTCGATGCTGGTGAAGGTAATCCAGTAGTAGAAGCCTTCGCCATGCTCGTCTGTCTCGCGTACATGGTCGGTGTAGACCATGCCTGCGTCGCGACCAATCAGCTCAGCGTTAGCAAAGTTGTCGGTTTCACTTCGATAGATGTTGGTATAGGCATGATTGCCATACAGCTCACCGGGAATATCCCACGACAGCACGATATAGCCAAAGCTACCGATGGCATTGAAACCCGTAGGCCGTGGCGGGATTAAGGTATTCCCAGGGGGCTCAACATCAAGCGCACCATCGTCAACCGGCCCTAACTCAGTCTGACTGCCCGGGCGAAACGCCGCCAAACCTGAATCAACCAGGTCTCTAATCGTCAGCTTTCGGTCTAACGGGTCACCCCGAACGCCATCACCGGTTTCAAGGATCTCTTTAACGGCTTCAAGCAACGGCCGCATTTTGTGATCGATAGACGGGTCTATCGGTGGTAGTGATCTACGTCTTTTCGTGTTCATGCGAGCCTCACGGCTTGGCAAAATAGGTGTTAAATTAGCTCACCGGGAGAGGAGGCCACTTGCACGGAATGCACTTCATTGTTGCCTGTCAGCTCAATTTCCCAGTCGCGCATTAGCGTGTATCCCGCGGGCAGCCGGAACATGGCTGGACTGGTAATACGCTGGTTAATCACGGTTTCCCCATCTGCAATGATCTTGAGATTCACTGGGTAGTCTCTGGCGATGACCTTCGCGCAGGTAAAGCCTGCGCCGCCGGGGGGGATCTCATGCAACCGAGAACGCCATTGATAGGTCATAGGCTGACCACGACCCCAAGCGCGAACACTATTCCCCTGAATCACGTACAGCGTGTCGCGGGTAATGTCGTAGTAACCGCCGCTTGCGCTGACGTCATAAAACTCAACGCCCTCGCCGGGAGTGAATGCAAAGCATCCACCGTTATAAAAAGCCAGATACTGCCCGTCATACCGATAGGCATGAATGCTGTCTGGGTTCAGCGCCTGCCATTGTTCGCGGGATATCACCTCTCGGGTTACCACCTTGGCGCCCTCACCACCAGCCGCCACTAATCCGTCTGGCGAGGCGTACATGGCGTAGCCACCCATATCCACAATTGAGCGTTTCGAAGAACACGGCTGGTTAACGTTGAGCTTCATCTGCGCCATGGCGGCAGGGCTTGAGCCAGTCACTAACCAGGGCTGCCCAGTGGTTAATACCACCAAGCCGCCGCTAATAGCTGAAATACCCACCACCGGATCATCAAAGGCCAGTTGATAGCCCACCGGCCACGCATGAGGTCGGTAGGCTTCACAAAATGCGACGGTGCTGCCAAAGAAGCCGGCCAAAATGCCGTTAGGTAATTGGGTAAAGCCCTTGAGTTTTGGCGGAGGCATATCCCATTCAAGGCTCGGCAAAGTACGCCCTAGCGCCGCTGAATTGACCTTATCGACATAGCTCACCCTAGCGGCAGGCACCTCAGCCACATACTGGTAGTTGCCCCCGCTCTCGGCGCGATAAATTCGCTTGGCGATGATGTCCGAGTTTCCGCTGGGAATGCCTGGCAGGGTCAGGTTGACATTACCCCCTGCGGGGATGCCTTCGCCCTCATCCCAGCGGGTAATGAAGTTGGAGGGATCACTGGGCGCGCTTTCCTCTCCAAAGCTGGTAATGCATGTCACGACATATACGGTTTCAAGCGCCGTGCGAGGCGGATAAGTGATCTCTTCAATAACATCGCCATTCTCATTGGTGACCGGTGGCGGCGGTTTGCGATTGTTTGGTGCTGCTGCACTTGGCCCACTCGCCGGGGCAGGCACTCCCAGCTGGTACCAAGCAGATGGGTAAGGGCCGCCACCACTGGTGGCCATGTTGAGCGAACTCATCTTTGGGGTTCCCTGCCCTGTCCAATACACCCGCGCATAGTTATCGGCGGCTATCGGCGAGCGAACAACGTCAACATCGTAAATAGAGCTCCATGAAAACCAGAACCCATGGCCGTCATTACCGGCATCGTAGTGATAGAGGTTAGCGGGATTAGAGACGCCCGGCAGCGATGCCACTGCTAACGGAGACTTTTCCGGCTTTAGCGTGCCACGCTTCAGATAAAGATTCCGCGCCACTTGGGCGTTATTCTCCGGCAGCAATCGAGCGTCAAGAATGGGAAGCTCGCCCCGAAAGGCACTGTGTTGGATTTTCACTAATCACCTTTTAGGCACAAAAAAACCGCCAAGTAGGCGGTTGGTTCAGTAATCAGCAGGCAAACCCGCTGGAAAATGTAAAAGATTCAAGAGTGCCGTCCCTGGCCACCTTAAGTCCTTGCTTACCCTTAACCTTCCATGGTGTGACGCGTTCGTCATGCTAGAAGCGGCGTCCCTGGCGTCACATCTTCACAGTAGCAGCGTTTTCGCATTTCCTATGTAAGAGATCGCTGACTTTTTTGTAAGAGATCTCTTACAACAGCCACAAAAAATGCTCAACAGCTGCCTTATCTGAGGCTATTCAATAAAGAAACCCTGTCCTCAATCCCACAGATGATTCAGAAGTTCGAGAACTGAGCCGCCAATGGCTCCTGCAGCTGCACTAGGTAGCACTGCCCCTAGACATCCTGGCCCTGCCACCGCACAGCCCGAAATACCACCCACGATAGCCCCTTTCGTGTCGGCTTTCGCCATATCGAGAGCTGGGTCGCCATTCTCATTAATAGAATCAGGATTGTCCTCAGTAGACATCGCCATGGTCGAATACACTTCCAGGTCAGCGTTATAGATTGTCGCTTGACCATCGTCGAGAATACGCTGCGCCACAGTTACCGCATCCGCCAGCCCATCATTCTCAACGCCATGGCTCATGTTCGACTCTTGGAACCCTTCAAGTATGGTAAAAATCTCTTGGAACTCCCGCGCCTCACTTATATCACCGGACACATTCAGAAATTTTTGATACGTTTCTTCATTGACATCTGAAGCGTCAAGAACCTCAAGGCAATGTGCAGCTGTTTCCATTGCATACGATGGTTCTTCAGCAAACTCAGCAACTTCCAAAAGGGTATAGAGCGTATAGCTCATGTTCTCGAAACTTCGATCTCCGGTATCAAGATCGAAATCATCAGCATACATATAAAGCATATCTGCATTGTCTAGGACTGATTCAATGACCATTGTGTGATCTTCGACCCCTAGTTCTAAGCATTGCTCAGGCAGACCGCTCTCCGAAGCCGGTTGAGCGTGAGCATGCGATGAGATCGCTATAAGTGCCAGTAAGACCACAGAACCGTTTTTGTTATTCATTGCACGTCCCCACTTACAATCGAAATGGCAGTACCCAGCTTTTCAATTAAGCATAGCAACGCTAGATCGGAAGCTATGATCAAATAAATCATCACCCAACCGTTGATTGTTATGAGTCGGGCTCGTTAGGAATCTAATCGATCTGTATAAGGACATGACGGAGAAGGCCCGGCCAGCGAGAGAGATGAATGAGCGGTAGCGTGCGTCTGCGGCTTTATTAAAGTCATAAAAAAACCGCTCAATGGCGGCGGTGGTGCATCAGGGCGGCGGTTTACCAGTTGATCAACTCAATCTCCTCAACAGCCTCAGCCAGCCGTGCTTCTTTAACCAGTCTTTGTCGTTTACCAGTGAGCTGCTGAGCCAGCGTGAACATATCGGCATTCTCAAGCACGGCTAGGCATAGCTCCTTTAGCGTCTCGGTGCCGTTTTCACCGTTGCGTCCCAACAGAATATTGTCTAGCACCGGGGTAAGCGGCGGATCGCTATCACCGCCGAACTCTTCCCATTCTAAATAAGCGCGTGCTTCTGATTCTTGGGCCAGCCACGTTTTTTGCTCAATCTCTGGGTATTCGCGGATCAGCGGCGTAATTGATTCAACATACAGCGCATTAATTTCGCGGATTTTATTAGCACGAGCGTTCTCCAGTTCTTCGATAGGATCAGGCTCA